CCATCACTTTTGAAAAATTGATATTTATTCGAACCAGTACCATGTCCATAATCTGTACTATCTGAAACTACTTTTACTTTATATGTTTTTGTTGGTGCTGTTCCATTTGCTAACCAATTCCAAGCAATATATGTTTGGCTACTATTATTAACAGCAATAGTGTTATCAGCATCGTCATCAAGAGTAAAACCATTAGTATCAAGTGACCTTACATTGTCATTTGTATCAAGGTCGCCACCACTATCATTTGATAACAAAGCTAGAAAACTATCATTACTTCCACTACCTCTTGTAGAATCAACTAGAACATGTGAATTAGTTCCATCTCGTCTTTTAATCCATAGCCAATCTGGAGTAAATGATATTTCAC